TGGCTGCAGCCTGCGCGCCTCGGCGGCGGTCGGCTTGCGGTCCCCGTCCGGCTCCGGCTCAGGTGTGCCGTCCTCCCTTTGGGTGGGTGGGGGTCCCTAATCTGCCACGCTAATCCAACCAGCAGAACAGAGACCCACTAGCAGACTTAGAACTATTATCGAGCAAAAAATTTCCATTTCCTTATCTCCAATCGTTGCGGGAGTCATTTCCCAATCAACGCGCCGACTATATCATGTCTGTATACAGAAGCAAGGGGGTAAGGTGTTTTTTTACCCTACCCCCTTATTTTTTTTAGTACTCAGATTGATCGAATTGATCTGACCATTCCGCGATAGGCTCTCCTGATTCTATCGCTCCGTAATGTTCCATCAATAAAAAATTGGCGCATTCGGTCCAGTTAACCGCGTTATGCGGGAAAATCGCCACGGTTTGCCGAGCGTATTGCTCGATTGCGTCCGCTAGCATGCATAGCGGTACCCCCCTCTCTAATAGCGGTAGGATTGCGTTATTAGCCTGACGATCTCGCAGAAAATAACGCACGATAAAATTATCCCAATCATTCATGACATCCCCCTTTATAGTCTAAAACGTGAATACAACCGTGAGAAACCTATCGGGAGAGCGTTAATCGCTCCCCCTGTAGGCTACTCACTCCAATCAAATACAAGATCCCTAATTTCATCGAGAAACGAGGTCCGATCTTTGTTGAGTATCCATTCTAAGCCGTCCAGATTCGGGGTTAACTCAACCGTTTCGGCGTTAAACTGTACTCGCAAGGGTATCTCTTGATCTGAGTACTCAGATCGTATTGTACAAATTAGAATTCGGTGTGTTGGCGTATTTGATACTGCTCTCAATGTAACCATGATTTCCCCTTTATTGTCCTAAAATGACGAAACCGGCTTTTATTTTGAGCGACTTCCCTGTTTTTTTGCTGAAAGCTCTTTTATACCGTAAACCTACAACGACACCTTGAGGATCTAGGTGCCTTAGGTCCGATATATCGCCATCGATTACCCTGAAACGCCTCCTCCCTACTTTGTACGTTTTAGGTAATGGCTCACCCTTCGCGATATCAAATACAACAGCCACCTTCCCGCCGTTGTCTAATATCTCAACGATCTCTCCTTCCGTGCTTTTTTCGTTGCGTGAGTATGTTAGATCGTAGTTCTCAACGTTAACTGTTAGTGCTCGCTCTACACTTTTCGTGTAGTCAATAAATTGAATCTCTGGGAATACCTCAAAAATATTCCTTCCATCTTGAGATACTGCCATGTTCTCCCAACGTAGATCGGAAGTGCCATTGAGCCTCACGGTTAACGCTAACCCCAGAGAGTCCGCGTATCTCTTGGCCTTGCATATATCGAGCACTAAAGCGCTGTGGAATTCACTAGGATGATCCACCAGTAACTGAGTTCTCCTGGTCCTTGCATTCCGTGCGGTATCGAAACGCATTTGACCTGAGTTACCTAGGCAGTATCCAGCACACTGACCTGACCACGGACAAGTCTTTAAGCCTTTATATGTATACGCTGGCTCCAGGTGTAGGATTACACTGTAGAATCCCAGATCGATGCTCTTAGCCATTTTAAGCTGATTGTCTGATAGCAAATTATAATTCGGCATTGGGTCCCCCTATTTAACGTAAATTACTTTCAAGATGTCCGCGATAAAGTATGCGGGAAGGTACCGGATACCAGATCGGCGTGTTCTCTCTGCTACACCGATTCCCCAGCATGGTCGAACATCCCTAGCACGTTGCATTAAGGCATTGAGCACTAAGGCTGCATCCTGATCCTCTTCCAAGTATAGGATATTCCCGTGCTTAGACTGGTAACTGTATGACGTTATCTGAGGGAGTATCCCTAAGAAGTCCGCATCTCTTCGGCTGATTCTTAACCATGCGTGTTCGGGGTCGCTGTACCATTTTAGCTTAATTGTTCGCATGTTACTTCCTCCCTAAGATAGACTTGATCTCTGCCTTGATTGCTCTCGCATGCTCACCACGAAACGTAGAAGCATTGCATAGGAAGTAGTTTAGGATCTCACGCGCTGGATCTAATCCGTATTTATCGGATATGGTATTCAGCTCACTCATAGCGCGTATGTAGGGAACCGCGCCGAAGTATGGTGATTCCCAGTATTTGCGGATCTCTCTCGCTATCTCATAGATGGGTCGGTGTGTTGTAATCATAGTCTTAATCTCCAATAGGCGTTATTGCCTTGTGTCTTAATAGCATGAATCTGTAAACAGAGAAAGTATACTTTTTAACGCGTGGGATATTGTGTAGTCTGATTACATGACGCACGAAAAGATTGGTAATAAATGGCTCCTGGCAGTCCGTAGACCTCACGAGATTAAACGAAATAGACGTAACCTATACCTGAAGGTACGCCAGAAAATGGATTTAACTGCGCGCGATATAGCGGGTCTGGTGGGGATATCAGAACAATCATGGTATTACAGAGAGCGAGAGAAGGAAGTATACCGATTGGGTGAATTGTGTGCGTTGCGTCAACTATCCGGGATGTCATGGGAAGATATGGGTCGGCTGATTGAATCCTGTGCATAGTGTTTGGATACATAGCACAATGTTCTACCGAATCGGGTCCGGGTGGTCGCTCGCGGTCGCTACGTTGTCGCGGGTCACTATCGCTGCTGCTGCCAGTGCTACATCCCTGAGGACCAGTGCCAAGGCTCCCCCAATGGAATACTCAAAACAAAAAAAGTCTTCATCCCCCTGCAGTAGTTGGAGCACCCCATCACGCACAGCCTACTCGCAACATGGTTGCATTAAAAATCGCGGGACAATGGCGTGCGGTAGCACGGCAATAAAAAGACTACCTCAAAAGAAAAAACGATTTCAATTCGATATGGATCGGATCCGTTCCATAGTACCTAATAGGGTTTTGGTTTTTGTTTCCGTTTCGAAACCCACACCCTGTGGAGGCGGCGCCGCATCTATCTCTCCCCATAAAAATCCTATTTTATACATTCAACCATTGTTATGACTGACCAACCACGAGACAAATCGTTAGTATCTGCGACTGCTGTTGTTGATGAGGAGGTAGCGCAGCAGGTTCGTGAGTTAGCGCGGCTTGGGTTATCGAAGAATGCGGTTAGGTTGTTTTTGAAGATGCGGTTTGACTCGTTTGATAGGTTGTATGGCGAGGCGTATTTGGAGGGTCAGGCGAGCATGCAGAGGCGGCTTGCTGGGTTAGCTATGGAGCAGGCTGAGGCTGGTAATGTTCCTATGTTGATGTATTTGTGTAAGACGAAGTTGGGTTGGAATGAGACGAGTGTTGTGGAGCATGTTGGTGAGGTTAGGACGGTAGTGAGTGCGGTACCCTTGACGAGGGAGGAGTTCGCTAGAAAGTATTTGGGTGAAGCAAGCGACAGGGTTATTGATGGTGTAGGTAGCGATAGTTTCGTCGCTGCAAGCGACAGGGTTATTGATGTTACGGAAACGCAAGCCACGCCAGCGCCAGTTACCGTTGTTGAAGAAGAGCGCAGCGAGGAAGAGTCCGACGAATTCTGAGAAACTTTACTATTACCTCTGTCCTAAATGTAAACATATTGGTATAGTAGTGACCTCTTGTAGGTGGGTTTCTTGTGGTGCGAAGTGGTGTGGGAGGAAGTTTCCTATTGATACCAACCAGACCACGAAAGAGCATTATACAAGGGTTTACTTGTAACTAAGAGTATTCTCGATACGCGCAGCGTGTCGGGTATATTTATGACTAAGTGGAGACATTATGAAAGTTAAGTTGGCAGAGGCTTTGTTGCGCCGTAAGGAGCTTCAAGGGAAGGTTGATATGCTTAAGCACATTCAGGACAAGAACCTGTTTGAGGTTAAGGCGCAGCGTAGGCAGGTTACTGAGTCTTTGGATGATATCATTGCTCAGGTTCCTAAGCTCACAGCGTCGCAGGTTACGGCTGAGTATGACTGGCACGCACGGCAGTTGCGGTTGGTTGACGCGGCAATTCAGCAGGCCAACTGGACCTGTGAGATTGAGGTAGACCAGACTGTTATGTCTGACTACGCAGTTAGGTAGTTGGTATGTAATGAGTGGGTTAAGTTAGAGAGTTTATAGGCTAGGGACAAGCGTGCTCCTGTGCTTTATCAGGTAGGTCTTGCGCATGATCGTAGCAGTTCGTCATTAGAAAATGGCACCATACAAAAATAGCTCAGCTGGTAGAGCGTTGAATTGATAATTCAAAAGTCATTGGTTCGAGTCCAATATTTTGTGTCCCACTGGTATGTGGAACCATGGTCTCCGGGACCTTAAACCTGGGGAATTTTGAATACCTGAACTGCGAACAGTTAACGCCTTAAGACCCGACTAGGATAACAAGAGAACGAGTACTGTATTAACTCCAACTAACCAACCCTAGGATAGACTCTCTAGTTTAACTCACTCATTATTAACTTAAACATTGGAGGCATGAATGACTAAGAACCCTTATCACAATGCTGACAGCAGCAAGCTGATCAAGCCAACTGAAGAAATTGGCAGAGACGAATTGAATTGTATGATCGCTCACTTTGAGAACGATGATTACAAAATATCCGTAATAGTGCCAGGCATACTTCCCAAAGATGATGGCGGCGAATTAGTGCGTGGATGCGGCCTTATTGTTTACGAGCTTTGGAAGAAGGTGACAAAATGAAAACACCTGAGCAGATGGCAGAGGAACACGCAAAGTTACGTTGTCCTGAGCAGGGACCAGAGTTCATTGTTTGGTGCATGTGTCGAGATGATTTCCTCGCTGGCTACCAAGCCGCAAAGGATCAATGGATCAGCGTAAAGGAGCGGCTGCCGGAGATAAATCAAGAGGTGCTGATTAGTTATGGTAAAAAGCCATTTCTTCTCGTAGCGTTTTTATACCATCCTCAATATCCGAAAAAAGACGTTAAAGTTTTCTGTGGCACAAACAATACAAATTATTCATTGGAATATGTAACCCACTGGATGCCGCTACCTGAACCGCCGAGAAAGACAAAATGATCCAAGCAAACGAGCAAATTATATGGAGTCCTCAACCTGGACCCCAGGAGATGCTCGTTAACTGTCCTGTTACCCTTATAGGCTACGGAGGTGCTCGTGGTGGCGGTAAAACAGATGGTGCCTTGGGTAAGATAGCCGTAGACCAAGACCGTCAAGGACGCGATTTTAACGCCATATTCTTCCGTAAGGAGTTGCCACAGGCAGACGACCTTATCGAGCGAGCCAAGCAGATATACCTACCCCTAAAAGCTCATTGGCAGGACCAAAAGAAGCAGTTTACCTTCCCCAAGGGTGGTCGCTTGCGGTTTCGTCCACTGGCTAACGACGATGACGCAGAGAAGTACCAGGGACAAAACTTAACCCTCTGCTGCATTGAAGAGGCGGGTAACTTTCCTGACCCAAGCTGTATTTGGAAGCTGTTTGGAGCACTCCGAGGAGAGGGAGGAGGTCAAGTTATCCTTACCTTCAACCCTGGCGGCGTAGGCCACACATGGCTAAAAAACATGTTTGTAGCGCCAAGTCCTATGGGGAAGAAGATCCTGTGGAAGGAGCTGCCAAACGGAGACAAGTTCGACTATATCTACATTCCAAGCAAGGTTTACGACAACCAAATCCTCCTTGCCAAAGACCCTAAGTACATAAGCAGACTACACATGGTAGGCTCTCCTGAACTGGTCCGAGCCTGGTTAGAAGGAGATTGGGAAATCCATGAGGGAGCGTTCTTTCCTGAGTTTAGTAGCAGGCACATCGTTGCGCCTTTTAACATTCCTAAGCATTGGCCTCGCTACCTTGGCTACGATTGGGGGTATCATAGTCCTTTCGCTGCTGTTTGGGGTGCTGTCAGCTCTGGACGCGATGATCACGGCAATGAAGTGCCGTACCCAAAAGGTGCCATTATTATTTACCGAGAAATGCACGGGAAAGGCATTGATAACGTCGAACAGGCCAACCGCATCGCTTCCGTCTCGGTTGGTGAGAATGTACAAGCTGCTGCCGACCCCTCCATCTTCAACATACTTAAACTTAACATCTTTACCCAAAAACTGACCAATCATAGAGATAATCTCATTGTTTGTATATCTCTCACT